ATTTCACGACTCACGGTGGAAGCTTTGAACCACATTTTAAATCGCGCCCATGCGCTGATTTTACGTGTTTGCAGATCAATCACTTTGTCACGTAAGCTGCAGTACTCATCACGAAATTCCTCTCGTGGTCCAGTGCACGCCACAGTATAAAATCCTTCTGCGTCGACCATTTCCGCCGCTCTGACACCCATACCTACTGCGGAGCTTTCATCCGCGATGCATGTTGTTTTTTCTGCGTGGTTCATGTTATTCAGCCTCCAGTTCTTCTTCGATAAATGGCTGGACGTGATCTTCACCGTCGACCCCTTTGTAGTTAACGACATATTGGACGTCGTCGCCGTTAAACTCCAACGATGAAACCACGCCCGCAATAGGGGCTGGCATCACTTGTTTTACTGCCTGTCCGATCTTAAACTTTGCTCCCATGTTGCTCTCCTTCCGGTTGAATTATTGATGGTTGTTTTGTTGCGGTTAATTCTAATGTATTCGCATGAGTCTGCGCTGCTTTTGTTTGGTCCTGCGCTGCTTTTTCTTCAGCCGTTGGTGGTTTGTCCGCATCAACCCATCCTCTCTCTATATGCACAGCGATAGCTGTTCTGATTCCTGAATTAACATAGATTTGATCGATCTGCGCCTGCACAAAAGGATCGATATCTTCATTTTTATTCCAATTGAATTCGATGTCGTCGTTGCCAATGTGCGAACGAATGATAAAATCTATGGTATTCTTCACCCAACGCATCAGTGGCACAAGCCCTTCTGCTATAGCGGCTTCTTGCACGGTTCCTGCTGTTGCACGGTTAGTCTCTTTTACAAACGCTGTAACAGGTACGCTGAAGCAGTAACACACGATACGCGCCAGCCATTCATCGAATTGATCCTTCAGCTGTGCATCTTTTGTCTCTTTTATTTTGCTAGTGTCGAGAGGAAGGAATTTCAACCTGCTGCGAGCAGCGGTATTGCCAGTAAACAACGAATCAAAGTAAAGTTGGAACTGCGCAACTTGATCAGGGTTCCACGTATCAGGCACGCTTGCAAATGCTTCAGGAATATTTCCTTCCGTGAAGTATTGAAGTTGGGTGAGCTGACGACGCAGAGCAATATTCACTGTCATAATGATCTGCTCAACCGGGCTGAATCCGTACAACCTGCTCGTGCGTGGATTGCGCATGCGGAAGATCAGATCATCTGTCGTGTAATCAACCGCCGGGACGCCTTTCAATATTTGCTGGTATGCTGGGTCAGGTGGAAGTGGCGTTCTGCCGCCATCGTCAATCACGCGCTTTATGGTGGCACTGTCGATCAAATCCAGACTGTACAAATCGCCTCCGCGCGTCATGCGCGGGTAAATCGCAACTGCATCAAGCACAAATTGGTCTTCAAGTAACATGCGCAGCCACATGTCCCAGTCGTGCTCGGTCGTTGGCTGACGGAAGTAATTTTCTATTTTCTTAAGCGTGTCTTCAGAAACCGTCTTACCTTCTTTAGCAACGATTGACCAATCCTGCGCAGCCATCTGGTCTTTGCGCGTTTCAATCACGAGACGAAGAATATCGAGAGAGTCTGCAAGCTGGCGCAACTGAGGATAACTGACGCCGCTGCCCTCCTGCACCTTTGGCTGAATATTGATATTGGCGCCAGCAAGGTAGTCAAACTGACGACCGGCGACACCAGGAATGTCCTGCGCGAGAGGCTGCATTGGCTGCTGTGGACCAAACCAACCAAGAGGAGCAACACCAGTGACGACGAACTTCGTCCCTTCGATGACGCGCTGTATTACACTTTGATCAATTGGTTTGCGTTCCATTTATTTCTCCAGCGCCTCGCGGCGTTTAGGTTTGGTGTTATTTACTGCAACGCATTCGCGTAGTGAAAATTTGCTTGCCTTGAGTGCTTATCTGCTTGATCTTTGTTTCCTGCTGCCCTGTTAGCGTGTTCAGCAACAATGTTGGCATCTGCTGCTTTTCTGTGGTTATTAGCTCCCCCACTTCGTGCAACTTTGTCAGTTACCGTATTCGCTTCTTTTGTTGCTTGTGCAGCGCGTTCGCCTTGTCCACCCTGCGGTCCACTTCCTGGATCACCTTTGTGCATGATGGAATGCAGACCTTTGATTAGGTCTTCTGACTGGAGAGATTTTTTGGTCGCTGCTTCTGCGTCTAAATGTTTACTGTGGTGTTCCATCTGACTGCGTTGATGCGTGTCCCCTGCTTTGGTGTGGAATGTTCTGTCGGATTCTGTTTTTGAATAACCTGCCGCAGTGTAATGAGCACCGGCAGCTTGTTGGTTTGCAATCGCTGCATCAAGATGGTCTTTAGAAGTTCCGCTCTTGTCTGCTTTGCGAGAAGCTTCACTTGCCGTTTTGCCTGCTGCAATTGCGTCGTGGTATTGCGGACTTCCTCCGTGTGAGGCTTGCCCACCTTGTGGACCACTTCCTGGACCACCCTTCAACAATTCATCTTGCATGTTCGTTCTCCTTAGCTTCGTGTTGTTGTTTCATCCATGCAAACAAGCTGTCTGCTCCGCTCGATGGGCGGTTGCGGAACCAGTTTATCACTTGTGTCATCGCATCAACTTCATCATCATTCACTGTTGGGGTCGGGAAGCTGGACACCTCAGATAAAAATGTTTCGATTCCAGGATCCAGGCTTGGGTCAGGCAAATAAAGATTGCCAGACTCTTGTTCTGGTTGAACGGCATAAGCCCTTGCGACCTTGCCTCCTTCCGGATTTATTGCAATTATGCCTGATATTTCCTTTTTGAGGGTTTCTATTACTGCGCTTCCGTTTGCCTTGTCCTCTATCAGCACGGCCAGCGCCTTCGGAAACTTTGCCTTTACCGTTCTTACGGCCTGCACGGTGGCCGCGAATCCCATCCGTTCACGAAGCCGATACAACAGAAACTTGTCCGCGCCTTTGCGACCCCAAACTTGAATAGCAACATAATCACTCGTTTGCAAATCTTTGAACGTACAGTCTGCTGAGATTGCAACTTCTTCCAATTCAGGAAGAACTTTATAAAACTTCCAGTGATTACGATTGAAGATGTTGCCGCCACGTGAATCTGGCCGTTGTTGCAGCTGAGCGTTGGTGTGGTAAGCACCGAGCGACTTTTCGAGACCCTTTACAATCTCTTCAGGGAGTCGCTTCGGGTGCAGTAATTCGCCATCCGTTGTTCGCGGGTCTTTGAATCCTATGCTTGTGGTCTTTGTGAATTCACGTTCATACCGCATCGGAAGAATCAGATGGTCCCATCCACTTTCTTCTGCCAACAAATATCCGGTCAGATCTTTTTCGTTCATTCGCTGATGAACAACAATCGTCGCGTCATTCACAGGGTCATTTGCGCGTGTGGACATAGTTCCTTTCCACCACTCGATTGAAGCCAGCACCGCAGGAAGGCTATCAGATTCCTTCGCGCTTATCGGGTCGTCCACAATTCTCCGGTTGCCGCCGAAGCCAGTTCCTGCTCCGTCGGTCGACGTAACCGTGCGCATGCCTGCCTTGTTGTTCTGGTAGCGTGTCTTTACGTTCTGATCGCTCGTCATATGGAAACAATCTCCAAAGCACGATTGATATTTGTCGCTTTCAATTATATGACGTGAGTTTACCGCGTCACGTGTTGCGACATCCTTTGCGTATGAAGCAGTTAGATATTCAAGCGAAGGATTGTGAATCCACTCCCATGCAGGGAATGCTTGCGAAACGATGGTTGATTTCAGCGCGCGAAATGGCATGTTGATTATCAACTTTTTTATCTGCCCATTTTTAATCGCTTCGAGATGTTCGCAGATCGCATGTATGTGCCAATTGTCGACGAACTTTGTTGCAGGCATAAGCACAGGCCAAGCGAAGTATTGCAAGAAGCTATGCAGACTGCGCCTCGCAAGTTCTGCCTCAATGCTTCGGAGTTCTGGGACGTCAATCTGTTTCATCGTTGTCGATTTTCTTGCGAATTGCCATCAATGATTTCAGTTCTGCTTCCGACAATTTCGAAAGGTCTTGCGTTGTCTTAAACGGCTTTCCGTCCTTGTTGCCAATTTCCAGAGTCGAACTGTCTCCATACTTCTTTGGTAGCATCTTGCTGACCAGCCACTTACAAAAATC